CCGCAGTACAACATCGAGATCAATAACGATGGCACGAACGGGCAGATAGGTCCGGCTGCCCTGAAGGCGGTTTATGACCTCGGGAAAAAAGCGGCAGCGGACTTTATGCAACAGCAGGCCCGTGATGGTGGTCGGTTAAGTGGAGCATATCGGTAATGGAGACGTTTCACTGGAAAGTGCGCCCGGATATGAATGTGGTATCAGAGCCGAAAGTGGTGACAGTGAAGCTGGGCGATGGTTATGAACAGCGTCGTGCGGCGGGACTGAATAACCAGTTGTCGACTTACAGCGTGACGATACGTGTTCGTAAATGTGAACACCCATCTTTAAAAGCCTTTCTGGAACGGCACGGTGGCGTCCGCGCATTTCAGTGGACGCCACCTTATGACTGGAAGCCGATCAGGGTGGTTTGTCGTAAATGGTCGGCAAGCGTGGGGGCGCTGTGGGTAACCATAACGGCAGATTTTGAACAGGTCGTGGCATAGGAGGCCCTGATGCAGGATATTTCACAGGAAACACATCATGAGACGACACGCCTTACTCAGTCAGCCCAGGTGGTGCTCTGGGAAATCGATCTGACAGAGGTCGGTGGTGAACGTTATTTTTTCTGTAATGAGCAGAACGAAAAAGGTGAGCCGGTCACCTGGCAGGGGCGGCAGTATCAGGCATACCCCATTCAGGGGACGGGATTTGAACTGAACGGTAAGGGCAGTGCTGCCCGTCCGACACTGACGGTCTCTAACCTGCACGGCATGGTCACCGGGATGGCGGAAGACCTGCAGAGTCTGGTCGGCGGAACGGTGGTCCGGCGTAAGGTTTACGCCCGTTTTCTGGATGCGGTGAACTTCGTCAACGGAAACAGCGACGCCGATCCGGAGCAGGAGGTGATCAGCCGCTGGCGCATCGAGCAGTGCAGCGAACTGAGTGCGGTCAGTGCCTCCTTTGTGCTCTCCACGCCGACGGAAACGGACGGTGCCGTTTTTCCGGGACGTATCATGCTGGCCAACACCTGCACCTGGACCTATCGCGGTGATGAGTGCGGTTATCACGGTCCGGCGGTCGCGGATGAATATGACCAGCCAACGTCCGATATCACGAAGGATAAATGTAGCAAATGCCTGAGCGGTTGTAAGTTCCGCAATAACGTCGGCAACTTTGGCGGCTTCCTTTCCATTAACAAACTTTCGCAGTAAATCCCATGACAGAGACAGAATCAGCGATTCTGGCGCACGCCCGGCGATGTGCGCCAGCGGAGTCGTGCGGCTTCGTGGTGAGAACGCCGGAGGGGGACAGGTATTTACCCTGCGTGAATATCTCCGGTGAGCCGGAGGATTATTTCCGGATGTCGCCGGAGGACTGGCTGCGGGCAGAAATGCAGGGTGAGATAGTCGCGCTGGTGCACAGCCATCCCGGTGGTCTGCCCTGGCTGAGTGAAGCCGACCGGCGGCTGCAGGTGCAGAGTGATTTGCCATGGTGGCTGGTCTGCCGGGGGGCGATTCATAAATTCCGCTGTGTGCCGCATCTCACCGGCCGGCGCTTTGAGCACGGGGTGACGGACTGTTACACGCTGTTCCAGGATGCTTATCATCTGGCGGGGATTGAGATGCCGGATTTTCATCGCGAGGATGACTGGTGGCGTCACGGCCAGAATCTCTATCTGGATAATCTGGAGGCCACAGGGCTGTATCAGGTGCCGTTGTCATCAGCACAACCGGGCGATGTGCTGCTGTGCTGTTTTGGTTCATCGGTGCCGAATCATGCCGCCATTTACTGTGGTGACGGCGAGCTGCTGCACCATATTCCTGAACAACTGAGCAAACGAGAGAGGTATACCGACAAATGGCAGCGACGCACACACTCCCTCTGGCGTCACCGGGCATGGCGCGCATCTGCCTTTACGGGGATTTGCAACGATTTGGCCGCCGCATCGACCTTCGTGTGAAAACTGGTGCCGAAGCCATCCGGGCGCTGGCCACGCAGCTACCGTCGTTTCGCCAGAAACTGAGCGACGGCTGGTATCAGGTGCGCATTGCCGGGCGTGATGCAGGCGAAAATGAATTATCAGCCCGTCTTAATGAGCCGCTGGCGAATGGTGCTGTGATCCACATCGTTCCGCGTCTGGCTGGTGCTAAAAGTGGCGGTGTGTTTCAGGCGGTGCTGGGTGCGGCGCTGATTGCGGTGGCATGGTGGAACCCTGTGGGCTGGTTGGGGGCTGCAGCTGTATCGGGCATATATGCGGCAGGGGCTAGTATGATCCTGGGTGGTGTGGCGCAGATGCTGGCACCGAAAGCCAGGACGCCCACAGCGACCAACACGGATAATGGCAGGCAGAATACGTATTTCTCCTCACTGGACAACATGGTTGCCCAGGGCAATGTCCTGCCTGTTCTGTACGGTGAAATGCGCGTGGGGTCGCGAGTGATTTCGCAGGAAGTCAGTACCCGTGACGAGGGAAATGATGGAAAAATGGTGGTTATAGGGCGACAGGTATACAACAGTAGACATATGTGATAGGCGTGTATTGGCCCTGTTTGCCTGGAAAAATTGTTCCATTGTTATGGAGCAAGGGTAAGGGGGTGACCCCCTTACCAGATTGATTATGGAATGATGCCGCAGGCTATTCTCGCACCACCACCACCGAGTGGATCTGGGTGGTCGTGATGGTTGTCACCGCCGATGTGGATCATGAGAGAACGTCCGTCTATCTCTTTTAACCGGGTCAGTTTCGGTGCGAGTACAGGATAGTTCGCTTTTCCATCATGAGTCACATATAGCGCGGGGAGATCACCGAGATGTCCATCAGGAGACCAGGGTCCAAGATGTTTCCCGGTTTTATTCGGATCAAAGTGACCTCCTGCTGATAATGCAGCGACAGGTTTCCCATCTTTCAGTGCCGGAGCACAGTTTCCGTTCTCGTGTACATGAAAGCCATGAATGCCTTCGGGTAAAGAGTGAAGCTCTGGAGTGAACAGCAGACCATAGGTTGTCTCCTGGACAGTTATTTTTCCAATGCTCTGTTCTTTACCATCAGCATTCACCAGGTTCATTGGGACTTCTTTTGTGGCTGAGTATCCACACGATGATGCTGTCAGCATTGCAATGGCAGCAATAACTTTACATTTCATAAACCCCTCATTAAATCCTGTTAACAGATTGAGTTTACTGGTTGCAGGAAAACAAGCAGCGTTTCAATGATATCGCGCAAGAGTTATGCAATGTGGCTATTGCTGCGATTAATCATATCAATCAGAAGGAATCATCATGGGTAAAGGTGGCGGTAAAGCACACACTCCGCGTGAGGCGAAAGATAATCTCAAATCAACGCAGTTACTGAGTGTGATTGATGCCATTAGTGAAGGCCCGATTGAAGGCCCGGTGGATGGATTAAAAAGCGTGCTGCTGAACAGTACGCCGGTGCTGGACAGTGAGGGGAATACCAATATATCCGGCGTCACGGTGGTGTTCCGGGCAGGTGAGCAGGAGCAGACACCGCCTGAGGGGTTTGAATCCTCCGGCTCCGAGAAGGTGCTGGGTACGGAAGTGAAATACGACACGCCGATCATCCGGACCATCACGTCTGCAAACATCGACCGTCTGCGTTTTACCTTCGGTGTGCAGGCTCTGGTGAAAACCACCTCAAAAGGGGACCGGAATCCATCGGAAGTCCGCCTGCTGGTTCAGATACAACGTAACGGTGGCTGGGTGACGGAAAAAGACATCACCATTAAGGGCAAAACCACCTCGCAGTATCTGGCATCGGTAGTGGTGGATAACCTGCCGCCGCGCCCGTTTAATATCCGGATGCGCAGGATGACGCCGGACAGCACCACAGACCAGCTGCAGAACAAAACGCTCTGGTCGTCATACACCGAAATCATCGATGTGAAACAGTGCTACCCGAACACGGCACTGGTCGGCGTGCAGGTGGACTCGGAACAGTTCGGCAGTCAGCAGGTGAGCCGTAATTATCATCTTCGCGGGCGTATTCTGCAGGTGCCGTCGAACTATAACCCGCAGACGCGGCAATACAGCGGTATCTGGGACGGAACGTTTAAGCCAGCATACAGCAACAACATGGCCTGGTGTCTGTGGGATATGCTGACCCATCCGCGCTACGGCATGGGGAAACGTCTTGGTGCGGCGGATGTGGATAAATGGGCGCTGTATGTCATCGGCCAGAATTGCGACCAGTCGGTGCCGGATGGCTTTGGTGGCACGGAGCCGCGCATCACCTGTAATGCGTACATGACCACGCAGCGCAAGGCGTGGGATGTGCTCAGTGATTTCTGCTCGGCGATGCGCTGTATGCCGGTATGGAACGGGCAGACGCTGACGTTCGTGCAGGACCGACGGTCGGATAAGGTGTGGACCTATAACCGCAGTAATGTGGTGATGCCGGATGATGGCGCGCCGTTCCGCTACAGCTTCAGCGCCCTGAAGGACCGCCATAATGCCGTTGAGGTGAACTGGATTGACCCGAATAATGGCTGGGAGACGGCGACAGAGCTTGTGGAGGACACGCAGGCCATTGCCCGTTACGGTCGTAACGTCACGAAGATGGATGCTTTTGGCTGTACCAGTCGGGGGCAGGCACACAGAGCCGGGCTGTGGCTGATTAAAACGGAACTGCTGGAAACGCAGACCGTGGACTTCAGCGTGGGTGCCGAAGGGCTTCGCCATGTGCCGGGGGATGTCATTGAAATCTGCGATGATGACTATGCGGGTATCAGCACCGGCGGGCGCGTGCTGGCGGTGAACAGCCAGACCCGGACGCTGACGCTCGACCGTGAAATCACGCTGCCATCCTCCGGTATCACGCTGATAAGCCTGGTTGACGGAAGTGGCAATCCGGTCAGCGTGGAGGTCCAGTCCGTCACCGACGGCGTGAAGGTAAAAGTGAGCCGTGTTCCTGACGGCGTTGCCGGATACAGCGTATGGGGGCTGAAGTTGCCGACGTTGCGCCAGCGCCTGTTCCGCTGTGTGAGTATCCGTGAGAACGATGACGGCACGTATGCCATCACTGCCGTGCAGCATGTACCGGAAAAAGAAGCCATCGTGGATAACGGGGCGCACTTTGACGGCGACCAGAGCGGCACGGTGAATGGTGTCACGCCGCCAGCGGTGCAGCACCTGACTGCCGAAGTCACCGCAGACAGCGGGGAATATCAGGTGCTGGCGCGATGGGACACACCGAAGGTGGTGAAGGGCGTGAGCTTCCTACTCCGTCTGACCGTGACAGCGGATGACGGCAGTGAGCGGCTGGTCAGCACAGCCAGGACGACGGAAACCACATACCGCTTCACACAACTGGCGTTGGGGAACTACAGGCTGACAGTCCGGGCGGTAAATGCGTGGGGACAGCAGGGCGATCCGGCATCGGTATCGTTCCGGATTGCCGCACCGGCAGCGCCGTCTCGGATTGAGCTGACGCCGGGCTATTTTCAGATAACTGCCACGCCGCATCTTGCGGTTTATGATCCGACGGTACAGTTTGAGTTCTGGTTCTCGGAAACGCGGATTACCGATATCAGGCAGGTTGAAACCACAGCCCGCTACCTTGGCACGGGGCTGTACTGGATAGCCGCCAGTATCAATATCAAACCGGGCCATGATTATTACTTTTATATCCGCAGTGTGAACACCGTTGGCAAATCGGCATTCGTGGAGGCCGTCGGTCGGGCGAGCGATGATGCGGAAGGTTACCTGGATTTTTTCAAAGGCAAGATAACCGAATCCCATCTCGGTAAAGAGCTGCTGAAAAAAGTCGACCTGACGGAGGATAACGCCAGCAGACTGGATGAGTTTTCGAAAGAGTGGAAGGACGCTAACGATAAATGGAATGCTATGTGGGGCGTCAAAATTGAGCAGACCAAAGACGGCAAACATTATGTCGCGGGTATTGGCCTCAGCATGGAGGACACGGAGGAAGGCAAGCTGAGCCAGTTTCTGGTTGCCGCCAATCGTATCGCGTTTATTGACCCAGCAAACGGGAATGAAACGCCGATGTTTGTGGCGCAGGGCAACCAGATATTCATGAACGACGTGTTCCTGAAACGCCTGACGGCTCCCACCATTACCAGCGGTGGAAATCCGCCGGCATTTTCCCTGACACCGGACGGAAAGTTGACCGCTAAAAATGCGGATATCAGCGGTAATGTGAATGCAAATTCAGGGACGCTCAACAACGTCACGATTAACGAGAACTGTCGGGTTCTGGGAAAACTGTCCGCGAACCAGATTGAAGGCGATCTCGTTAAAACAGTGGGCAAAGCTTTCCCCCGGGACTCCCGTGCACCGGAGCGGTGGCCATCAGGGACCATTACCGTCAGGGTTTATGACGATCAGCCGTTTGACCGGCAAATTGTTATTCCTGCGGTGGCTTTCAGCGGTGCCAGACATGAGCGGGAGAATAGCGATACTTATTCGTCATGCCGCCTGATAGTGAAGAAAAACGGGGCTGAAATTTATAACCGAACGGCTCTGGATAATACGCTGATATACACGGGTGTTATTGATATGCCTGCAGGCAGTGGCGTAATGACACTGGAGTTTTCTGTATCAGCATGGTGGGTAAATGGTTGGTATCCCACAGCAAGTATCAGCGATTTGCTGGTTGTTGTGATGAAGAAAGCCACTGCAGGCATCACGATTAGCTGAATTTTATAACCCAGATACGGGCGCCAGAAATGGCGCCTTTTTTATTGCAGAAAAGCGAGAGGTAATTATGCGTAAATTATGTGCTGTTATTCTGTCCGCAGTAGTCTGGCTGGTTGCCGCTGGTACGCCAGCGAGTGCAGCAGAGCATCAGTCCACACTAAGCTCCGGGTATATTCAGTCCCATACTGATATGCCCGGCAACGATGACCTGAAGGGCATTAACGTGAAATACCGTTATGAATTTACGGACACGCTGGGGCTGGTGACGTCATTCAGTTATGCCGGAGACAAGAATCGCCAGATTACCCGTTACAGTGATACCCGCTGGCATGAAGATTCAGTGCGTAACCGCTGGTTCAGCATGATGGCGGGGCCATCTGTGCGCGTGAATGAATGGTTCAGCGCGTATGCGATGGCAGGCGTGGCTTACAGCCGTGTGTCGACTTTTTCCGGGGATTATCTCCGCGTAACTGACAACAAGGGAAAAACGCACGACGTGCTGACCGGAAGTGATGACGCTCGCCACAGTAACACCTCTCTGGCGTGGGGAGCTGGCGTGCAGTTTAACCCGACCGAATCCGTGGCCATTGATATTGCTTATGAAGGCTCCGGCAGTGGTGACTGGCGCACTGACGGTTTTATCGTGGGTGTCGGTTATAAATTCTGATTAGCAGTGTTATGACAGCCCGCATATTCTGGCGGGCTTTTTTGTGGGGTGGATATGGCAGCAGTAAAAATCTCAGGTGTGCTGAAAGATGGTGCGGGAAAACCAATACAGAACTGCACTATTCAACTGAAGGCAAAACGTAACAGCACAACGGTTGTGGTGAACACGGTGGCCTCAGAAAATCCGGATGAAGCTGGACGTTACAGCATGGATGTTGAGTATGGTCAGTACAGCGTCACCCTGTTGGTTGAAGGTTTTCCGCCTTCACATGCCGGGACCATTACCGTTTATGAAGGTTCCAGACCAGGTACGCTGAATGATTTTCTGACTGCCCCCGACGAAGGCGACCTGAAGCCAGATGTGGTGAAACGATTTGAAGATTTGACAAGTCAGGCGCAACGAAGTGCAGATGTGGCAATATCAGCGACAAAAAGGGCAGAAGCGTTACTGTCTGAAATGCAGGGAATAGCCGATAGTTTTCCCGGTTTGCGCTTTGAGAACTTTGACGACATCGTGAGTCGTTGCACTACTGCAATGTTAAAACTGGAACAACCCGAGGTTGTTAATACATCAATATCTTTAAAAATAAAAGAAAATATCGATTTTAATTATGTCGGTGCAGTTAACGGATATTGCGATATTCCTGAACCTGAAAAGTATAAAGTCGATATGTATGCTTATACAACCGGAGAGTATTTTAACGGCGACGCTAATTTGAATAGTGACGGAACTTTCTATTTCAGACGTTGCTGGACGGGAGCAAAACAGTTTCGTCTTATTCGGATTGAGGATAATGCGTGGATCACAACGCTGGAGTTTCCACTGCTCATTCGTAGCTACTGGATGCCGGAGGACGCAGACCCCGAAGTGATCAGGGTGATGAAAGATCGGTGTTACACGTATGACCAGGCGCTGGCAGCACTGGCGTTGATGGTTCAGCGACATGAGGCTGTAGAAAGATACGTTGCGGGCTTGTGTGCGCTTGTTGATGAAAACGGTGGAGTAAAGTTTTTTGTTAACAGGCTGTCTGCCATGTCACCGCGTACCTATTACCGCTTGGGCAATGCGGCATGGGTTTATTATGCTCTTGCTTTCTATCTGGAGAAGTATCCGGACGGTACTCAGACTGCGCGGGTCAGAGAAAAGCTATTGGCAGGCATTGCCTGGCTGGATACTTTTCTGGTGAGCACACCAGGCGACCTGCGTGAAGGCCTGTATAAAGGGGGGCAGGGGCGTTATGTGGACGGCAATTTTGATGAAACTTTTGTCGCCGAATGGTGCGCACTGGAGCATAACGTTGATATCTGGTTTTTGTTTGAACTGATGGGACGGCTGGGATTTGACGGTTTCAGTGAGCGGGCTGACAGGCTGGCAAAGAGCATCATCAGAGGTCTGTGGGTGGAAGATGAAGGCCGATTTCGACAGGGGGTTCATTCAACCCACTATGACAACGCAGCGGCGCTGGATCAGTCTTCCTGGGGCGGATTGTTTGTTGCCAATATTGATGCTGAGAAAGCGGCTAAGTGCCGAAAATATATGGGGCGTTTTTTATTTGGTACGAGGGAAACCACGGGTTACACACCGTACCACCCTGATTATGGTTATAGTGGTCACAGCCGTGGCGTGTGGGTGGAAGGAACGGCAGGGGTGGCACTTTTTGAGCGCAAGCTGGGTAATGAGCTGAATGCGGTGAATCTTGTGGCAGCAATGGCTCCACTTTTTAATGAGTACGGTTATCGTGATTCTTGCGATGACCCGGCATACGATGTGCTGCCTTCCTGGTCATCAACAACAAACACTGCCTGGATCATTCTGGCTGTAAAGCCAGATAATTTCTGGTTAGTGGATTCGCCAGAAATGGATGTAGGGACAATCCGCTATTGACTCTCTTGTTGTTTGATAAACCGACAAAAGGATAAATATCAGCGATCCATTCTGTGCTGTTTGATTGTGCGCTCCCCGCTCAGAATTGCGCGTCAATTAGCCTATAAAAAATCGCGAAGATACAATACGTACTTCATTGCGCTTGAACACCCCAGGCATAATATCGCTGGATTGAAATGTTCGGACATGGCAAGCGTATGAATATGCCGTGGTGGGGCGTGCCTGCGAATCTGGCTGTTGGTTAATCGTGGGTGAAAAAGGTGAGCAGTATATGCAACGAAGGAGGAAACATCATTGCTGGCGGCATGGAAGGCATGCAGGGTGTTGCTGAACCGTGTTGATACATCAACTGCACCTGATATTGAGTGGCCTACGAACCCTGTCAGGGAGTAATCATTGGGATTATGCCGCAGCACGTCGTGCGCAAGAACGTGCTGCGGCTGGATG